CTGATGGGTTTCCACCCTGTTTTACATGAACATTACCATCTTCAAGTACTACTTTGGAAAATATAACGGAATGAGCTAATTTTTCCAATCTTCGTCTTTCCAATGGCGAAAGATGTATGAGCTTCATCTTCATAATAAAGTTATCATAAAGAAGTTGAGGAGTGATTGTGGTATCAAATTTCGAAAAATCGGAATAATAAATGTTGGGAAATCTGAGCAAGTTTAAAGCAAGCTCATTAAAACCACCATTATATTTTGACATTCCGACTGCTGAAGGAAAATTTGGATCACAACTCAACTCATAAAACTTTTCATTAAAGTCAGCAAAATATTTTGAAGATAGGAAACAATGGTCCACAGGACTAACACAAAAACCACGAATCTTACCAAGGCGAGCCTTTTCTAACGGCCGTAATTCTTATTTTTGTGACCACTGCCAACAAAAAGGATCAAAATTATTATCTAATTGGTTATTTACAAAATCAATATGATCTGACCAATTAGTATGATAAAGAAACTTTTGTTTTTCCATCTTAAAGGGGAAACCTGCCGATGTAGTTTTAACCATATGGCCAACAACCTCATCGTCACTATAAACCCTAGGAACATCCATATTGAACAACAATTTGTCCATCCATTCATCGACAACATCCAATAAAGAAGAATCTATTAAAGAATAATCACGAGCAAATTCAGCAAAACTGGCTAAACCAGTTCTGTATGTAGGTGCCGTGGGAGTGTGTGTCAATTTAAATGGTTCTGCCAACGAATTATACCATTTCATTGATAAATTATCAGCAGAGGGTTCATAAGGGTCCTTATACGCAACGCTTCTACCAACAGAGAATATATAGGGGAGTTTTATGTTATTCTGAACTCTATTCATACTGATACGAGACCAGCAATTGAATTCAGACATAGTCCTCTCCAAATACTCTACTGTGGAGGCAACGTCGCGATGCCACGCAAGTTTTTTGCTTCCGCAGAAGACAAAAAGTGATACAAAGCACTACTTTGCGAGACATCCTCAAAGAAATTTTCCTTACCCGTCTTAGGGGTAGCAACATGTATACCAAAAACTTTACCAGTTTGGTCAAACGACGGTGAGCCGCAAACTCCTTCTGCAGAAGTCACCGAATACATGAGCTTGGATATGTCGGTAACGCTTCCTCTCGAAACGCAAGGACTCATATCCAAAGGACGGAGAGTTTTATTATTAACGATATCATAATGATAAACCATACAAAGTCCGTTAGGAATTTCTTTGGCAACATTATAACCGTTAACTATAGGAAGTTTAGTCCTATTTATAAAGGAAAGTCCA